AAGGTGGTAGAGGATGTCAAGGAAATTTAAGGGTTACTTAGGTAATCCAAATTTAAAAGAAGCTGGAGTAAAGATTGACTTCACCGAAGAACAGATTCGGGAATATGTTCGTTGCTCCCAAGATCCAATTTACTTTATTAAGAAATATGTCAAGGTAGTCTCTCTTGATAAAGGTCTTGTTCCTTTTGAGTTATATGATTACCAAGAGGACATGATTAATAAAATGCATAACAATCGTTATATCATTGCCAAACTGCCCCGTCAGTCTGGTAAGAGCACAACGATTGTTGCATTCATTCTTCACTACATTCTATTCAATCAGAGCATGAGCGTCGGTATTCTGGCCAACAAGATGAATACGGCTAGAGAAATTCTTGGCCGTCTTCGTCTGGCCTATGAATATCTTCCAAAGTGGCTTCAGCAAGGTATCATCGAATGGAACAAAACATCCATTCAGCTAGAGAATGGCTCAAAGGTCATGGCATCTGCCACATCATCATCGGCAGTTCGTGGTGGATCATTCAACCTCATCTTCTTGGACGAATTTGCCCATGTCTCTCAAAACATAGCAGAAGAGTTCTTCAGTTCAGTTTACCCTACAATTACCTCCGGTCAAACAACGAAGGTATTCATGGTATCTACTCCAAACGGACTCAACATGTTCTATTCCTTCTGGAAGGGGGCTACAAGGAAGCAGGGAGAGGAGGGCAAGAACGAGTACATACCAATAGAGGTGTCTTGGAGACAGGTTCCTAAGTACGCTGGTGGGCCTCTGCGCGACGAGCAATGGAAGCAGCAGATGATTGCCCAGACCAGCGAACAACAGTTTGAGCAGGAGTTTGAATGTTCATTCCTTGGTTCGTCAAATACTCTCATCAGTGCCAGCAAGCTAAATTTGCTTCAGTTTGATAAACCAATAGCAAAGGAGCCAGGAGGTCTTTACATCTACGACGAGCCAGTTGAAGGCCATGCCTACTTCATCATGGTCGATGTCGCCAGAGGTCAGGGAAGAGACTATACGGCTATGGTGGTGGTTGATTCCACAGAAAAGCCTCATAAGGTCGTGGCAAGGTATAGAAATAATCTTATATCTCCATTTGATGTTCCGCCGGAACTTTACAATTTGGCAATAAAATACAATAACGCACACTTACTTATTGAAGTAAACGATATCGGAGGTCAGATTGCCGATGCCATGCACGAAGATTATGAGTATGAAAATATCATTCAGACTCAGATGATGGGCCGTGCAGGACAAAAAGTAACCTTGGGATTCGGTCGCGGAACAAAACAAAGAGGCGTAAGAACCAGCTCTGCGGTCAAAAAACTAGGTTGTGCGGTTTTAAAAAATTTAATTGAGCAAGACAGGCTCTTGGTCAGAGATTTTGATATTATTCAAGAATTGATGACATTTGTTTCAAAACACCAGACCCATTGTGCAGATGATGGCTATACGGACGATTTGGTTATGTGTTTGGTTCTTTTTGGATGGCTAACTCGTCAGGGTTACTTCGAAGAGATTATTGACCTACAGAAAAAGAAAATCATAAATAAAAGCGAGCAGGAGGAAGAAGAAAATACTACCTTTTTTGTTGGTCCAGACAAATTAGACAATGTATTCAAAGATTCAGACACCCTTTGGTTCACGCAGGAATAAAATATGCCACAAATTAACATTACAGAAAATTCACCAAATTTATCAGGCGCAGTACAATCACAGGGATCTTCCCATGTTTCTGTTTTTATGTGTGGTGCTTCTTTCATGCAAAAATTGACTGAAGGGGATTCTCCAGTACCAGCATATAAACAATATAACTCTCCACAAGAACTAATTGCCGAATTTGATTCTGCGGTTCTTGCAGGAACTTCAAGCGGATTTTCTTCCAGTCCTATTGAAAAAGGATTTACTGGTGGTTCTACACTTGATAGAGAACTGCATTCAGCTTTAAATTATCTTGAATATGGTGGAATTTTAATTGCAGCAACTGGTGCTACCTCACTTGCTGCATCAAATATTAAGATTGATTCTAGTTTCTATGAGAGAAAAGATAAATTTAACGAAGTAGTTAATTTAGTAAATCTATTTGAAGATGTCATTGGAATTGTTGGATCTTCATTTGAATTTCATAATGGAACTACTGGATTATATCCAATAGATTTTTCAAGTTCTGGATTTTTTGGCCTTACTGCTATTACTGGCGTAAGCGGATCTACCTTCGACAATAATATTTTCTCTGTAATTGGTAGAAAAGAAAGAGCAAGACTTTATGGTGGAGAAACCGCAAATATTCCAATTTTGATGGTATCTGACGCTGCTGGTTGCCTTGCTAGAACTGATAGCAGTTTCTTCCCTTGGTATGCTCCAGCAGGAACTATTAGAGGCGAAGTCAATACCATTACCAAGCTTTATCCATCAATAGACGATACTGATATTACAAATTTACAAGGTCAGTTTGTAAATGCATTTAATAATGTTCTTGGTATCGATGGAATTTATCTACTAGGTGATAAAACATGTGAACTTACTGTTGCAAATAAACAACAAATAGGTATTACTAGACTTATAAACTATGTCAATAGACAAATAAAGCCAATCGTAGCAGAAGCATTATTTGAATTAAATGATGCTGAAACAAGATCAAAGATTACTGCTGCTCTAACTTCTATTATGGAATTTATCAAGTCTGGTAGAGGCGTTTCAAGCTATGTAATAGTTTGCGACGATACAAATAATCCTGTTTCTGTGCAAGAAGCTAGGCAGATTGTAGTCGATCTATCGTTCAAGCCAGTATTCTCAATAAATCAAGTTTCGTTCAGATTTGTAATTAATCAATCTTAATGGATGATTTAACATTTAATTTTGAAGTAATAGAATCTAAAAAGGACATAGACATTGGAATATTGATCTATGATTCCACATATATTAATTTTCTAAAACTTCAAAATGAAAAATATTACAAAATAGATTCGCAAACAAAATTAACAGACTTAATTAAAAATGGAGATTATACTCAAATCTCCTCATCAATTACTACATTTGAAGATTTTATCGAATTAGTAACTTCTACCTCTGGACCATTACCACAGCTTTATCAGATAGCTAGAAAAGTAAATTTTTATAATAATTTTTTAGTTGATTGTTCTCATTACAATTTTAATATAATTTTAGTCAATTGTTCTTCTAATGAAATACCATCAATAAAAACTGCTTTTAGTGAAAATAAAATAAAAGCATTTTCTTATGATCCTTTAAGATTGACAATAACAACAGAATTAAAAACATTTATAAAGGATAAAAAAACTCCAATTATTTTTAATTGTTTAAATTCATCTAATAGATTGCTTGAAGATGGTTATATAACATCAAATCAGATAATAAATTCAATATCAATTAATAATTTAAATCTTAGAAACTTCAATGATGAAGATTTTCAAATTTTAACATATTCAATAGCAGGACTAAAAAATAAATTTTGGTATTATAGATCTGACAATGTTATTAGTGATAAAAAATTAATTCCAATACCGTTAATTTCTGATGCTATTGGTTGTTTTTCTAGAAGTTTAAATAGTATTCCTTGGCTACCACCAGCTGGTTATGTTCGTGGTAAAATACTCAATCAGGATTTTGAAGCTATTGAAAATCCTACAACTGCAACCTCTCCAAAAGAAGGAATCGTTCCTTCGACACCATCCAATCTAAATGATCTTGAATCAATTTATGATAAAGGTATAAATTTACCAATTGAAATATTTGGTGCTGATAATATTAAATCTTTCTATATCAATAGCGATGTTTCTGGTTATACTGGAACAATTTTTCCGCTAAAACAATCAATTTCTTATTCTAATTTAATTTTTGATGTGGTTAGCAATATTCAATATGTGTTAAATAGTTCATTATTTGACTTTAATGACGAGGCAACTAGAAATTTAATAAAAATTAGAATAGAGCAATATCTTCAATTCACTAAGGCTAATTCAGGAATAGATGATTTTGTTGTAATTTGCGACTCTTCAAATAATAATGAAACTGACTATATCAATAGAAGAGTAAATGTAGATGTGTCAATAAAGCCATCACAAAGTATAAATTTTGTTGAATTGAGCTTTACTACATAATACATGGCATCTATTACGAGTTTTATTTCAAATTTTAAAGGTGGTACTAGAAGAAATAGATTTTCTGTTTCTGCTGCTTGGCCATCTGGAGTTTCTAATAATATAGCAACATATCATATTCTTTCTGCATCCTTGCCTCCATCTGATCTGGGTAGAATATCAATACCGCATAGAGGAAGACTCATTCACTATGCTGGAGATAGGACTTATGGTGATTGGGATATAGCAATCTTAGATGATACAGAAAAGTCATTGTGGAATTCTTTTCAGCAATGGCACAAAAGAATAAATTCTCATGTAACAAATGTCCATTCGTCATCTTCAGATGCTTTTAAAGATTTAAAAACTGACTGGACAGTAAGACATCTAGACACCAATGGAAATGTGTTAAAAACTATGATTTTGAAAGGGTGTTTTCCTGCTTTGATTGGTCCAGTAGAATTTGATATGAGTTCTCAAATATACAATACTTTTTCTGTCAAATTAAGTTACGATTTTTTCACTGGGTAATGGAGAAATAAATGGCTCAATCAATAAATGATTTTAAATCAAACTTTTCTGGTGGTACTAGAAAAAATCGCTTCAGAATAACTGGAAATTTTCCATATGGAGGAGCGTTTAATATTTTTCAGGTAATGTCAGCAGGAATGCCTCAAAATAATTTATTTGTCGTAGAATATGATTATAGAGGAAGAAAACTTAAACTTCCTGGCGATAGAACTTATGGAGGCCAGGGAAGTAGTGTTTGGCAAGTAACAATTTTAGATGATGCAAACACAAATCCATCTCAATTATGGAGCAAACTTCATGATTGGAGCAATAGTATCAATAATCATTTAAGCAATACAGGAGATCAAATAACGCCATCTACCTATAAAGCTAATGGATGGGTTGTCGATCAATTAGACTTAAATTGCACTAATGTATTAAAATCCGTAAAATTATATGGGTGCTGGCCAATTTCTGTTGGAGAAATACAACTAGATATGAGAGTACCAGATGAATATGTGACATTTAGCGTGGCATTTTCTTTTGATTATATTGATCAATAATATGGAGATTTAAATGGATATTAAGCTTTTTGGATTTAAACTAGTAAAAGATACAAAAGAAGATACAGCAAATCTTCAGAACTTTACTCCCCCGGAAGAATTTGATGGAGCCTATACACTTGAGGGATCTGGTGTATATGGAACATTTATCGATTTCATGGGATCTGCAAAAGATGAACATGCAACGATTTCACAATATCGTGCAATGGCCTTATATCCAGAAGTAGATACTGCGATTGATGAAATAACCAATGAAGCCATTGTCTCTGGTAATGATAGAAAACCAATAAAATTAGATCTATCAAAGATAACTTTTTCAGAAAATATAAAAAGTAGAATATATTCTGAATTTGATTCAATTCTTCAATTATTAGATTTTCAAGATAAATGCTACGAAATATTCCGTAGATGGTATATCGATTCAAAACTGTATTTTTATGTTTCTATCGATATGGACGATCCGTCTGCTGGCATTAAACAATTAGTTCCTCTTGATTCTACCAAGATTAAAAAGGTAAGAAAAGTAAAGTCAAATCCAACAAAGCAGACTGGAAATTCTTTATCAATCATTCAAGATGTTGAAGAATTCTATGTTTATTCAAATAATGATAAAAATTCAGTAATCGGTACTGGGGCGGCTGGTCTTAGAATATCTCCAGATTCAATTTGTTATGTTCATTCTGGAATGGTTGATATGAATTCCAAGAGGGTCTTAGGATTCCTCCACAAGGCAATCAGACCACTAAACATGCTTAGACAGGTCGAAGATGCAATAGTCGTATATCGTATCTCCCGCGCCCCAGAAAGAAGAATATTCTATGTGGATGTTGGTAATCTGCCAAAGCAAAAAGCAGAACAGTATGTTCGTGAATTAATGAACAAATATAGAAATCGTATGATTTATAACCAGACAACTGGTGAAATTAAAGACGATAGAAATCAAATGGCAATGCTTGAGGATTTCTGGCTACCCAGAAGAGAAGGTGGTAGAGGAACTGAAATTACCACCTTGGATGGGGGACAAAATCTTGGTGAATTGACGGATGTTGAATATTTTAAGAAGAAACTATATTTTGCTTTAAATATTCCACCCTCAAGATTGGCGGGAGAAAATGGCTTTAATATGGGAAGATCAGCCGAAATCACGCGAGATGAGGTCAAATTCTACAAATTTATTGAAAGATTGCGTTATAAGTTCTCCGGTATGTTCTCGCAATTATTAAAAGTTCAGCTAATACTAAAGGGTGTTATAACTGAGGATGATTGGAATTTAATTTATCCTCATATAAATTTCTCATTTAATCGTGATTCTTATTTCAATGACTTAAAGGATGCTGAAATTTTAGCTTCAAGAATGGATTTAGCTGCTCAAATGGAGCCTATGATAGGCAGATATTATTCCAGTAATTATATTCGTAAAAACATTCTAAAACAAACAGAAGAAGAAATGGAACTTATTGACAGAGAAATGGCTGTAGATATTGCCAAACGAAAGCAAGAAGAACTAGAACAAATGCAAATGCAACAGGCTACACAAGCTCAAGAATAAAAAATTCTAAATATAAAGGAAAAAACCATGAAAAGCAAAAAAATAATCCACTCAATATTATCAGAAAACGCAATTGACGCTAAAAAGTTAATTCAGCAAGACTTAACTGTAAAACTTGGCGAAAGACTTGCCGAAGAATATGTCCGTATTGCCAAAAAAACCTTCAATGAAGAATATGAAGAAGATGAAGAAGAAGTTTCATCTGAAAACGAAGAAGGTCTAGAAAGCGAAGATGAAGAAGAAGACGAAGAGCCAATGACTGAATCTTCAAAATCTAAATTAGCAGCAATGTATCCCCCAGAAGATGAGATAACAAGAGGAGATATTATCGCAGCTGCTCAAATGAAGAATGCTCAAATGAAGAAGAAGAAGAAGAAAAAATGAAATTAATAACAGAAACAGTCGAAGAGATAAAATTTCTTACTGAAAAAACCGATAGCGGTGAAAAGCAATATTTCATCGAAGGTATTTTCATGCAAGCTGATCAAAAGAATAAGAATGGAAGAATTTATCCAAGAAATATTCTAATGAATGAAGCTCGTCGTTATGTTACTGAATATGTACATAAAAATCGTGCTTTGGGAGAATTAAATCACCCAACTGGTCCATCAGTAAATTTAGACCGCGTATCTCATAGAGTTACTTGGCTTAATGAAAGCGGAAGTGACATTTATGGAAAAGCAAAAGTCCTTGATACCCCATGCGGACAAATTGTAAAAAATCTAATGAATGAAGGTGTTAAGCTAGGAGTATCGACTCGCGGCATGGGTTCTTTGGAGAAAAAAGGCGCAGTCAACTATGTAAAAGAAGATTTCATGCTTGCTGCTATTGATATCGTTGCAGATCCATCTGCACCAAATGCTTTCGTTGATGGAATTATGGAAGGCAAGGAATGGGTTTGGGATAATGGTATTCTAAAAGAACAAGATATTGCTGGATATCATAGAAGAATTTCAGGTGCTTCAAAGAGAAAACTTCAAGAAGAATCTATAAAAGCATTTGCAGATTTTTTAAGAAAAATAAAATGAAACGCTTAAATGCACAAGAATTAAAGTCATTGAACGAGTGTGTATATCATACTCTAAATCAAGATCAATTAGATGAAAATCTTCTGAGGGCACTTGCTAGCGGTATTGCAAGAAGTGGAAGAGTAGCTCTAAGAACTACAACTGCTGCTGGGCGACAGATAAATAAACAATCATTAGGACGAGCAATTAGCAGGCCTGGTATAGCAGTTCGAAGAGGATTTCGTGATTTAAAAGATAAAATTGTAGATGTTGCTACTGGTGGTACACAGGGGCGTTTAGCTACTAGAAGACAGAATATTTCTGTTGCTGCTCAAAGAAGGGAAGCGGCTAGATTAGGACAAGTAAGTACAGATGTAGGAGATGCATTAGCTGCTGGTAGTAGAGGACCAATGACTACCGCTGATGCTTTAAGAAACGCAGAAGCACAACGGTTATTGAACGCAGGAGATCCAGATGCTGCTCGTAGAGTTATTTTAGGTGGAGGTGCTGGCGGTGCTGGCGGTGCTGGCGGTGCTGCTGGTACTGCGGCCACTAGTGGGCCTGGAGTATTAACTACAGCTGCTGCTGCGGCGGCAGGAACACAGCTACCAAGTATTTTTGGTGGCAAAGGGGTTATTGCTGGTGGATTAGAAGATGTTCGGAACTCTGCAACACAAGGAATGCAAGATGTTTTATTTAGAACAGCTGCACGAAATCTTCGCGGTAGACCTGCTAGCGTACAACGATCATTAGGAATAGATAGATTAATCGGACAATAAATAAAATAATATATAAAACGGAGAATATAATGTTACCACAAAATACACAATCAGATGAACAGGATATCCTTGGAGGTGGAGCTTTTGATACCACAGGTCGAGGATTTGTTTTAAATAAGCCAGTAGGCGAATATTACGCACAAAATGCAGCTTCAATTCAGACCCCAAAAATGGGAGGACCAATGCAGATGCCAGGTTCTCCTATGGGAACTGAAGATGAAATGGACGAAGAACCAATGGATTATGATCAAATGGAAGCAGAATCGGAAGAGGCTCTAAAAGAGCATCTTGCTGCTTTATTTGCCAATTCAAATCTCTCAGAAGACTTTGTTGAAAGAGCAAAGACAATTTTTGTCGCTGCCGTAAATCAAAAGTTAAATGAAAGATCATATAAACTTCAGGAAGCATATCAAAGAAGATATTCAGAAGCACTAGCTTCAACTGTATCTGAATTGTCTGAAAAGCTAGATGATTACTTAACTTATGTCGTTGAAGAATGGGTTACTGAAAATCGTCTACAAGTCGAAAGAGGAGTTAAAGTTGAATTGGCAGAGAATTTTATCTTTGGTTTAAAGAAACTCTTTGAAACTAATTTCATTGATGTTCCTGATGAAAAATATGATGTTCTTGATGAACTTTATACCGAAATCGACAATAAGAATGAAGAACTAAACAAGAGCATAAATGAAAATGTTTCTCTTCGCAAGAAGCTTTTAGATACTGCTGCCATAGCAGTCTTTGCCGAAGAAACTGCTGGTTTAGCTGCAACTCAAGTAGATAAATTAGCTAATCTAGCCGAAGGAGTTGAATTTGATAACGCAGACGAATTCCGCAGAAAACTAAGAGTCATCAAGGAAAGCTTCTTTGCTCGTCCAGTTCAAGTTCAACCACAAGCACTACCAAGAATACAATCAGTAAATCGCGCTATTGACATTCTTGAAACATCAACAGTACCCGAAACACTAACTGAAAGTACTGTTAATGTATACGCAAATGCGATCAGTAGACACCTTAAGCACAGATAAATTATAAATAAAAATACACAGGAGATACAATGTTAGAAGACACAACACCATACGATATTTTAACTGAGAAGTGGGAGCCAGTTTTAAGCCACAGCGCACTCCCTGCAATTGAAGATAGCTACAAAGCTAAAGTCACCGCAGTTCTTCTTGAGAACCAAGAATCTGCAATGCGTCAGCAAAGACTTGTTGAAGACAACACCCTAGGTGGACCAATCAGCAATGTTTTTGGTAATGCTTCATCAACCAACATCGCTGGTTACGACCCAATCCTAATCAGCCTTGTTCGTCGTGCAATGCCAAACCTCATTGCTTATGACATCTGCGGCGTTCAGCCCATGACCGCTCCAACCGGACTCATTTTCGCAATGCGTCCCAAGTACGATCCAACTGGTGGTCCTCGTAAGGATGCCATGTACCAGGAACCATTCGTACCATTCGGCGGTTCAGGTGGTACTAACGGTAGCGGTAATGCGTATACTGATTACTTCGGTGGTTCTGCCGATTATGGTCTAACCCTATTCGGTGGTGGCGTATCTGGTGCAACAAGAACATCAGCTCTATTTTCAGACAACTTAAAGGGTCTACTAGTTGGTGATGCCGAAAACCTCGGTGGATCTGGTGGTAAGCCTTTCCAGGAAATGGCATTCACCATTGACAAGGTTGCTGTTCAGGCTAAGACTCGCGCTCTAAAGGCCGACTACACCACTGAACTCGCTCAGGACCTCAAGGCTGTTCACGGACTTGATGCTGAAACCGAACTCGCCAACATTCTCAGTACTGAAATTCTTGCTGAAATCAACCGCGAAGTCGTTCGTGGCATCTACCATGTTTCAAAGATTGGCGCACAGCAAAGCGACCTATTAGGTAAATCTGGTACTGGTGCTGCTGGTTTCGGTGGCATATATGACCTACTTGTTGACTCAGATGGTCGTTGGTCAGCTGAACGCTTCCGTGGCCTCATGTTCCAGATCGAACGCGAAGCTAACCAGATTGCCAAGGAAACTCGTCGTGGTAAGGGTAACTTCATCATCTGCTCGTCAGATGTTGCTTCAGCCCTCGCAATGGGTGGATTCCTCAACATCAGCCCTGCTCTAAATCAGCAGCTTGAAGTTGATGACACTGGTAACACCTTCGCTGGTGTACTAAACGGCAAGATGCGCGTTTATATCGATCCCTATGTTCAGTCTGGCGTAGACTTCGTTTGCGTAGGATACCGTGGCTCAAGCCCATACGATGCTGGCTTGTTCTACTGCCCCTATGTCCCACTCCAGATGGTTCGTGCAGTCGATCCCGACACCTTCCAGCCCAAGATTGGATTCAAGACCCGCTACGGCATGGTTGCTAATCCATTCGTTCTCAAGGATGGTGTTCCAGACGGCGAAACACTAACCGCCAATCTAAATCAGTACTACAGAATTTTCCGTGTACTAAACCTTCACGGTAACTCAGCCTGATACTGAGTAAAACCTGACACTTCGGAGACAGGAGCCAGAAATGGCTCCTGTTTTCTTTTCTACATACTTTATGGCAAATACACAAATTAATACTCTTGGAATTAATTACTTTCATTTTGAAATGGAAAGAATTCCAACTGTTATTTACAATTGTACAGATGTAAATTTACCTAACTTAAGTATGGCTGCTGTTGATCAGCCAACAACATTAGGAATTCCTGTAAAAAGACCGATAGGAAAATATAATTTTGAAGATTTAACACTAACTTTTATGGTAGATGAAAACTTAAATAATTGGCTTGAAATTTATAGATGGATGAGAGCACTAGGAAATATAGATGATGATTGTACAAATAATTCATTAAGTTTTAGAGATTGGATGACAACCGCTACTCTTTATTTGACAAAAGGAACATATAAAGATAATAAAAAGGTTATATTTCATGAAATATTTCCAATCGGATTATCTGGATTAAAATTTAGCAGCAGTGCAAGTGCGGCCACTCCTCAATATGCATCTGCTAGATTTTCATACACTTATTATCGATTTGATCCAGATCCTGGCAATCCAAGTTGACTTTATTTACTATTGTGTATACTTAAATTATGAATTTTGATGAATTAAAACAACAAGTACAAGAAGATCTCAAGATAGATTCCACAGAACTTGCCATTGAATCTGTAAACACACCACAGATCCATAACAAGTATCTACTGTTCCTTAAGAAGCACAAGGAAGCCCTTGCAGAGGACGAGAGAACCCTCCGTGTCATGAAGAAGTACAAGTGGCTCTACTACACAGGAAAGCTGTCTAAAGAGGAATTAGATCAGTTTAAATGGGAGCCATTTGACCTAAATATACTGAAGACTGATGTTGATAAGTTCATTGACGCAGATGATGATGTTATCAAACTGGAGCGTCAAATCACGGAAAAGAAAGAACTAGTCAGCTACTTGGATGGCGTAGTAAAGATAGTCGCAAATAGACAATGGAATATTCGTTCAGCGATTGAGTGGATCAAGTTTAGTCATGGCCAATGAAGAAGTAAAAATAGAAAAAATAGATGGTACATTCATCAAAGTTCATTGCGAAAATTCAGTAGCAAAAGAGATATCCGATTACTTCACATTTAAGGTTCCAAACTCACAATATTCCCCAGCATTCAAGCGAAGAGTATGGGATGGTCAGATTCGCCTATTCAATTACTTTACTCGTAAGATCTATACTGGTCTGAGAAACAAGGTAGTTCAGTTTTGCCTTGATCGAAACTACGAATGCAAATTTGAAAATTTTAAGGAAGAATTTTTTGAAGATTATAAGTCTTTTATTGATGCTCTACCTCTATACTCAGATTCTGGCCAAATCAAGCTCAGAGACTATCAGCAGAGGGCGGTGGAGATGGCTCTTGATCATAAGCGTAGCCTACTGATATCTCCAACTGGTAGCGGCAAGTCTCTTATCATCTACACTATACTAAGATATCTTCTAAGCAAGAATAAGAAGATTCTTGTCCTTGTTCCTACCACAAGTCTAGTTCACCAGATGCGTTCAGACTTCATTGAATACTCTGGCAAAGACTGGAATGCAGATAAGAACATTCATATCATCTATGCTGGTAAGGACAAGGAAACTACAAAGCCCATAGCAATATCCACATGGCAAAGTGTTTATGATCTTCCAGAAAAATTCTTTGCCGAATATGATGCTGTTATTGGCGATGAATGCCATCTATTCAAGGCTAAGTCGCTTGTTCGCCTAATGAATAAGCTCAGAAACTGTCATGTTCGCATTGGGACTACAGGGA